AAGACTTGAACATTCATCTTGACTTCTTGACTTTTAGATCAAAAAAGTATAATAAAATCAATACTTTCTGGCAAGTCAAGATGAAATCAGTCATCTTGAATTAAGTTGACTTTATCTTGACTTTTCGGATAGTTTCCGCTTGCCAATAAGTCCACTGCATACTCCATAACCTTATTCACGCCCTCATCATTTAAGGCCATCAGAGTTTTGGTATGGTCAAAATATCTTCCTTTAATAAATCTCCCAGCAAGCAATGAATCAAGCTCAACTTCCTCAGCAAAAATAAATACTATGGGCGATAAATCGAAATACTCAGACAAAGTTCTTATCGTATCCATCTTCAAATTACTAACTGCGCCTGACTCATATTTTTGAACACTGCTCAGATTGACTCTTAATACTTTGGAAAGATCTTTTTGAGTAAGATTATTTTCAGTACGTAAAAATTTTATAATATCTCCTGCGTGCATTTTCCATCACCTCCAGTTATTTACAGGTTATATAAGCTATTATACGTAATATACACGACCGCGTACAGTAATTTTTTTCCGTTTTTGGATATTGTCAAATCTGCCAGAAGCAACCTATAATGACATTACGAAGCAATCAGAAAACTGTTTGCGGTAGTAAAATTGCTTAGCGTGACTATAAAAAGTTTGGTTGTTTTGCTAATTTACAAGTGTCTGAAAACGCTGTATAATACTTCCAGCAAATTTGAGGCGGGCACTTATGGAAAGGAGGTGAGCAGATGACAAACACGAACCTTTTGAAAGCCCGTATGGTAGAGCGAGGAGATGGGGATTTTGTTGGGAAGCTTGCGGAATTGCTTGGAATCAGTAGAAATACTGCAAGCAGCAGACTGAATGGAAAGACTCCGTTTGATCAGCATGAGATTTATCTTATTGCTGAAAGGTACGACTTATCTGATGAGGATATTCGAAAAATCTTTGTAAAGGACGATGAGTCATGACAGTTTCAGAATGTGCTAAATTGCTTGGAAAATCGCCTCAATTTGTGAGAATCGGATTGCAGCGCGGAATTCTACCATTCGGGTATGCGATCCAAATGAGCAGCAAATGGACATATCATATCTCAGAACAAAAAGTTTATGAATATTTAGGAAAGGGACAAAAATGAAAAACGCAAGATTTAAGATTGGGGATAAGGTGACGATCCTCGATGGCAGCAAGATCAAAGATTATACCTTCGATTGGGCTGCAGAAATGGCCAAGTATGTAGGACAGACAGCCATTATTAGAGAGATTGTTTCACTTAGATTTGGTCGCTATGCTTATCGTCTTGATGGAAATTCATTCACGTGGGATGAGCGTGGTCTTGCTCCAGTAGATCAGACGGTTCGGGCAGATCAGACAATTGTGATTTATCGCAAAAAAGGTGATGTCATCGCTTTGGATAAATCTACTGGTAAATCTGCTAAAGCTACTTGCAGCAAGGATGATACATTTGATTTTTACGTAGGTGCAAAGCTCGCATTTGAAAGACTCATGAAATTTATTCCTGAGTCTCCTAAGTTCAAAGTTGGTGATAAGGTTATTGGCAATAAAAAAGCAAATGATCGATATACCATTACCAAAGAGGGATGGAGAGGGACGGTCACCGAAGTCTATGATGATGGTTACTTTCATGCCGGAGGTTTCAATCTTGATCCTGAGTATTTTGATCTTGATACCACTCCGGATTATTACAGCGGCAAAGTAGTTTGTGTCAAGGCAGCTTGCGGTTTTACGAAGGGAAAAATTTATGAAGTTAAGGACGGCAAACTGGGAGATGATGATGGGGATATCAGACCTTCATTTTGTTTTCTTAGATCCTTCGACCATATGACGCGCGTATTCGCTGCAGAATTCCTTGAGGTGACTGAATAATGGAGCTTTATGAGCATCAAAAAGATGCTCTGAGCAAAACGCAAGGATTGGATCATGTCGCCTATTACCACGACATGGGGCTCGGAAAAACATTCACCGGATCAGAAAAGATGATGCAGCTCAACGCAAAGGTCAATTTACTGGTTTGTCAGAAATCAAAGATTGATGATTGGTGTGAACATTTTCTTAATAATTACGAAATCGGGGTTTATAGGTTAACTGATAAAAATGGTGTAGAAACCTTTATTTCGTCATTAAACCGGATGCCACACGGAAAACGAGTCGGAATCATCAATTATGATCTTGTTTGGAGGCGGAAAGACCTTCTCCAACTGAAAGACTTCACCTTGATGCTTGACGAGTCTTCGCTGATCCAAAATGAAACGGCGAAGCGGTCAAAATTCATTTTGAAGATGCAGCCCAAAAATGTGATTCTCTTGTCTGGTACGCCAACCGGAGGAAAATATGAACGGTTGTGGTCACAAATGAAGTTGCTCGGTTGGGATATTTCAAAAAAATTATACTGGTCACACTATATCAATGTGGAATATCTCGACACGATGGGAGGTAAGTCAATACCCATTGTAACCGGCTACAAGAATGTGGATCGACTCAAACGGAAAATGATCGAACATGGCTGTCAGTTCCTTAAAACTGAAGAGGTTTTCGATCTTCCGTCTCAGACATTCCAAAAAGTAAAGGTTGATACAACCAAAGAATACGAAAGATTCAGAAAAGATTCGATTGTTAAGATGAATGATATAGAGCTTGTTGGTGACACCACTCTCACCAAAATGCTTTATGAGCGACAGCTTTGTGGAATGTATAATGCCAATAAGCTTGCAGCATTTCGTGACCTGGTTGAAAGTACGGACGATAGATTGATAGTTTTTTACAACTTTACAGCCGAACTTGATGCCATGGTGAAGATTGCCGAAGAGTCAGACAAGCAGTTTTCAGTCATCAGCGGAAGCATAAAAGCGTTAAATAATTATGAGGAAGAAAATAACTCAATCACTTTTGTGCAATATCAAGCCGGTGCCATGGGTCTGAACCTTCAGAAAGCCAACAAGGTCATCTATTTTTCGCTTCCACTATCGTCAGAATTATTTGAACAATCGAAAAAGAGAATCCACCGTATTGGTCAGGAAAGACCGTGTTTCTACTATCTGCTGATCTGTAGAAATTCCGTGGAAGAAAGAATTTTGAAAGCATTAGAAATGAGAAAAGACTACACGGAAAAACTTTTTGAAAAAGGAGAATAGCATGTTCGAAAAAGTGAATCCTTCGCATCCTGACAAAATTGCCGATCGCATTGCTGGGGCAATCGTGGATCTTGCCTACTCAAAGGAAGAAAACCCAAAGGTTGCCGTTGAAGTGCTGATTGGTCATGGTTACTGTTTCATTATCACTGAATCATCTGTCTGGTTTTTGACGAGTGAAATTCAACGAATCGTGAAAAGAGTTACTCAGGATGATAGTATCAGGGTCGACTTCATTCAGCGGAGACAGGACGAGTTTCTTGCTAAAAATCAAGAAGATTCAATCAAATGCGGCGATAACGGGATATTTAAGGGGATGCCTATTACGCCAGAACAACGAATTTTGAAAGGAGTCGCAACAGCGCTTTACGAGAATTTCCCGTTTGATGGGAAATACATTTTGGCTGACAATGAATTGATCATATGCCAGAGCAATGCTTCGGCTAAACAGATTGCTGATATGTTTGACGTGTTCCCATATAGACTGCATGTTAATCCTTTGGGAGATTGGACTGGCGGAACAGACGTTGACACCGGTGCAACAAACAGAAAACTCGGCTCAGATATGGGCTATGCTGTGACGGGCGGAGGACTGCATGGCAAAGATCTTTCAAAGGCTGATGTATCAGTAAATATTTATGCTCATCTCAAAGCCCAAGAAACAGGGAAACCTGTTGAACTGCATTGCGCCATTGGTGATGATGTTGTAGACGGTATACCGTATTCCGAAATCGTTGACATTGCAAGACAATACATTGAAGATGTTGGAGGTTTCGAAAAGTTTGCTGAATGGGGTTTGATATGAAAAGAAAGATCATTGCAATTCTTGCGATAGTAGGTTTCATAATTGTGCTTGGCACAGCAGGAGCAAGCGATTATTGGGGCGATCAAATACCGTTCAGTACAGTCATTATCCAATGTGCTATAGGCGCTGCTTTCATGATGCCGGCAATCATTTATTGCATCAGAGATGAATTGAGGTGATTGTGTGCGCGAAAAACAGTTCGAAACCCAAGTAAAAGACTTCTTGAAAAAGGAAGGATGCTGGTTTCTGAAAACTTGGTCAAATGGCATTCAGCGTCAAGGCGTTCCGGATCTTTTGATTTGCTGTAATGGGTATTTTGTCGGTGTAGAGCTGAAAGCAGAACATGGTGAGCCGTCTGATCTTCAGATTTGGAACATTGAAAAGATCAGAGAATCTTGCGGATTTGCATTTATCCTATATCCTTCAGGTTTTGAGAGATTCAAGGAATTTATCATGCAATTAAAGCATGAAAAATATAGCAAAGAAACGGAGGTGATGATGAAATGAGTACATTATATGAATTGACAGGATATTACCAAGAATTGTCCGTAATGCTTGATGATCCTGAAACAGATCAAGAATCTTTCCTTGCTGCACTTTCCGCAATTTCCGATGAGATCGAAGTCAAGGCCGACAATTATGCGAAGCTCATCCGGAATATGGAAGCAAGCGTTGAATCGATTGCCGTCGAACAAAAACGCCTTGCAGCAAGGAAAAGCACGCTTGAGTCAAGCATAACACGTCTTAAGGAAAACCTGCAAGAGTGTATGCTGGCTACCGGAAAACGCAAATTCAAGACGGATTTGTTTTCCTTTAACATTCAGAAGAATGGCGGAGCTCTTCCTGTTGTTGTGGATGTAGAAACGAGCATGCTGCCTGATGACTTTGTGATTGTGACGGAAAAACCTGACTTGAAAGCAATCGGAACATTCCTCCAGACACACCCAGAATGTGAGTGGGCGCATTATGGAGAACGAGGAGAAAGTTTGAGGATTAAATGACAATGACTGATCTTGAAAAAAGAAAAGCGCTGGCTGAGTTCTGTAAAGGGCGCCGCTGCTACAGTGATAAGTGTCCGTTGCGCGGTAAGACTTGTCGGTGTGGATGTGGCACGCATTTTCTTGTCAAAAATTCTTCTGGCAAGTATGAGATGACGGAAGACGAAATCAACGCAGCTTATGCGATTGTATTTCCTGAGTCTGAACCGGTTATGACCGAGCTCGTTGAAGAAGGACCTGATACCCTTATCACTATTGCCATCAGCGGTGAGCGCAAAGTTTCCAATATCGAAATTTATTTCAAGGAGGACTAAAATGGGACAGTTAGTATTTATCATTGGTCGGTCGGGGACCGGCAAGAGCTACTCGATGCGGAATTTTCCGAAAGACAAGTTTGCAGTCATCAACGTGCAGGGAAAGATTCTTCCTTTCAAAGCATCGGGCGAAATTGAAATGACTTCCACAGACCGGAGTGAAAACATTGTAAAGGCGCTTGATATTTATGGCAGAAAATTCAAAAGTATTGTAGTCGATGACTATCAATACACCATGGCCAACGAATTCATGAGACGGTCTGCAGAAAAGGGCTATGATAAATTCACTGAGATTGGCCGGCATGCTTGGGATATCGCGAGCAAAGTGACTGAACTTCCTGACGACGTCATCGTCTATATCATGTGCCATACGGATAAAGATGATGAAGGCAATGAGAAGATCAAGACTATCGGCAAACTGCTCGATGAAAAAATCTGCCTTGAAGGTATGTCGACGATCGTGCTCAAAACTAATGTGACTGATGGTGTTTATACCTTCCTCACGCAGAACAACGGCAAGGACACGGTCAAGAGTCCGGCAGGCATGTTTCCAACATATGCGATTGACAATGATCTTTGGTACGTCGACCAGAAGATTCGCAGCTTCTATGGGCTGGGTGAACATGTGAGCGATGAGGATCTTGCGAAGATGGACGAGACTGCCAAGAATGAAGAAATTGCTAAACCTGAGGAAAGGAAAGCACGGAGGGCAAGACGTGGCGAAGCGAAAGAAGAAAAGCCTGCAGACGCACCTGCGGAAGAAAAAGAAGAAGCAGCAGAAACAGAAAATGCAGAACAAATTGAACTCCCAATGAATGAAGAACCTGAGGAACTTCCTCGCAGAAAAGTACGCGAACCAAAAACAGAAGAAACTCCGACTGAACAGGTTCCTGCTACCGAAGAAAAGCCGAGACGCAGAAGACGCAGGGATGTTAGTGAAATTTCAGATGAAGACGTTCCATTTTAATTCAATAAACATTAAATAAAAGGAGATTAAAAACATGGCAATCGATTTTTCAAAATTTGACTCGCAGGTTGATACCGCAAAACTCGCAAACGATGTTCGCGAAGCTGCAGAAAATGGTGGAGGAGATTTTCCGACAGTTCCCAGTGGATGTTATATTGTTACTCCGGAAAAGCTTGAGCTTGGTGAAACCAAGGATCATCGCCCCATGCTGAAAGGTCAGTTTCGTATTAAGGAAGACGAAGACGGCGACACCACTTATAAAAAGCAGATGCTCTTCTACAACCGCGTGCTCTATGGCACAAGAAATGACGCTAATATGATCGCTTCTGCGGTTGGTTTTCTGAAGTCTCTGGAGCCTACGGACGATGTGGGCCCGATCGTATTTGAATCTTATTCCCAGTTCGCCGACCTTGTTCTTGATGTGATGGAAAATATTGATGGCTCTGTCGAATATCTGGTTGAGTATGATCCCGATGCATTCAACAGCATTCACATTGCCGAAGTGTACGAGCTTTAATATATAAGCGCAGCTGTGCGGGGTAAAAAATACCCCGCACGGTATTACATGGAGGTGATGACATGCTGGACTTCTATGACTTCGAGGTGTTTAAGTATGACTGGCTCGTGGTCATCATCAATCCGATCGATAAAACTGAGACAGTTATTGTAAATGGCCAAAAAAAGCTCGAACAATATTTCCATGAGCATCAGCAGAATATTTGGATAGGGTACAACAACCGCCGATATGACCAATACATTTGCAAGGGAATTCTGTTGGACATGGACCCAAAAGCAATCTCCGATTGGATCATTGTCGAGAATAAACCGGGCTGGCAGTATTCATCCTTATTTAATCAAATAAGTATGATCAATTTTGACGTCATGCTCCGTATGGACACGGGTCTGAAAACTCTTGAAGCGTTCATGGGCAACAATATCAAAGAAACGTCAGTACCCTTCGATATTGATAGAAAATTGACTTCAGAGGAAATTGCAGAAACGGTCAAATATTGCCGGCATGACGTAGAACAGACGATTGAGGTATTCCTGAACAGAAAAGCCGAGTTTGATGCTGCGATGGGACTTGTGAAGATCTTCAACCTTCCATTGGAATACATGGGAAAGACGGGAGCCCAGAGAGTGGCAAAAATTCTTGGCGGTCGTGGTTTGTCCTTCGATGATGAGTTTGAATTCCCAATTGTTGATACCTTGAAGCTATCCAAATATCAAGCGTGTCGTGATTGGTACCGCAAGCCGGAAAATCATGACTATAAGAAAAAGCAAGAAGTTCTTATCGCAGGCGTAAAACATACGCTTGCATGGGGCGGTCTGCATGGAGCTATTCCGAAATATTATGGCGAGGGAATCTACTTGATGGCAGACGTTACTGCGTACTATCCATCATTGCAGCTCCGCTATAAATTCGGCTACCGCAATATGGCCAATCCTGAGAACTTTGAGAAGATTCACAATGAAAACCTCCGCCATAAAGCTACAGGCGACAAGGTTGCAAGGTTACCTTATAAGATTGCAGACAATGCCATCAGCGGACAGCTCAAGGACAAATTTTCTCCCTTGTATGATCCGCGAGAAAATAACGCAATCACTGTCAACGGCCAATTGTTGCTTGTGGATTTGATTGAAAAACTTGAACCATATTGCCAGCTGATCCAGTCCAATACGGACGGTATCTTGCTCAAGCTGCGCTCCATGGCAGACTATGAAAAAATGGACGACATTGTGTGGGAATGGGAGCAGCGGACAGGCATGAGGATGGAGTTCGAAATCTTCTACAAGGTATTCCAAAAGGATGTCAACAACTACCTGATCGTTGGTCCGAAGGGAAAAATCAAGACCAAAGGCGCATACACCAAGGACCTGAGCAAAGTCGATTATGATCTTCCTATCATCAATAAAGCCATGGTTGATTATATGGTCAGCAGTACGCCAATCGAGAAAACCATCGCAAATTGTGAAGAGCTGATCATGTTCCAGAAAGTAGTCAAGCTCTCGGGCAAATATTGGGCCGTGTGGCATAACGGTGATTATACCTTTGAGAAGTGTTATAGAGTTTTTGCTTCAAAATCTAAGAATGATTCGTATATCGGCAAATGCAAGAAAAAGGGGGCGACTATTGAAAAATTTGCAAACACTCCTGATCAATGTTTTATCGAAAATGGTGACGTCAATGGTCAGAAAGTGCCGGCCAAATTAGATCGGCAATGGTATATCAATCTCGCCAAAGAAAGATTATCTCAATATGGGGTGAAATTATGATGCACTCAAACTTGAAAGACGAAACAGGCAATGACTACGGACCATGGCATGTGACGGAGTTGCTGGTTCATCGATACATGAATAATGGTTGTGCACAGTTCAGAGTTACTTGCAGGCATTGTGGTTATAGCAAAGTATACATTGGGAATATTCTGAGATTTAACCATTTCGCCCATCATTGTAAGAGGTGCAAAGGGACGTGAAATCATGCAGCAATTATTTAAGGGTTATGTACCTACCAAAGATAAGAAATGCTTGATGCCGTTCAAAAACAAGCCGTCGTCAGAGTTGCAGACTTATAGGCAGGTACGAAATCTTTCAGAATTTGCAGGCATTCTTGATGATAAGGTCATATTGATCGATGTGGACGACCGTGAACAATCTGAAAAACTCATGCAGATCATTGAAGACTATCAATGCAATTGCAGAGTGTATGAGACTACCAGAGGTAAGCATTTCATTTTTATGAATGTGAATGACCTTGGTGACTTTATAGTCGATAAGTGTGGGATCAATAAGATGCTTGCATGTGGGATAAGCGCAGACATAAAAGTTGGCTGCAAAAACTCTTATTCCATTTTGAAATATGACAACCATGAACGTTCCATCCTATATGACATTGAAGACGATGAGCAATACGAACCGCTTCCTAAATGGCTGCTTCCTATCAATACGAAAACAAGATTCATTGATATGGAGGCAGGCGATGGGAGAAATCAAGCATTATTCAATTATATCTTGACTCTCCAAAGCAGCGACTTTTCTGTAGAAGAAGCGAGGGAAACCTTAAGAATTATCAACAAATACATCTTGTCTGATCCACTCGACGAACAAGAGCTTGAAACTTTATCAAGGGATGAGGCATTTCAAAAACCGATATTCTTTCGGAAAAATTCCTTCTTGTTCGATCAATTTGCCCACTATCTGAAAAATAACAACCACATTATAAAACTGAACGGGCAGCTTCACATTTACAGAGATGGAATCTATGTTGACGGGACGCGAGATATTGAGGCACAAATGATCACGCTTATAAGCAATCTAAGCAAGGCCAAACGGGCGGAAGTGTTGAGCTACATGGACGTGATGATTCGAGAAAATTCACATATGAGCTCGGCCAATTATATCGCCTTCAAGAATGGCGTTTACAACCTTGAAACCGATGAGCTTGAGGATTTTACTCCGGATTATGTCATAACCAATAAAATACCTTATGACTACAATCCAGAGGCTTATTCTGAAATAACCGACAGGACCCTCAACAAATTGGCCTGTCAGGATGAGAATGTCCGGCTGCTGCTTGAGGAATGTATTGGCTATTGTTTTTATAGAAGGAATGAGCTTCGAAAATCTTTCATCCTCACTGGCGAAAAGGAAAATGGTAAATCTACTTTTCTTGCAATGGTTGAAAATCTGCTTGGTCAAGAAAATACGGCATCCCTTGATTTGAAGGAGTTGGGGGACAGATTCAAGACGGCAGAGCTTGTCAATAAGCTCGCAAATATTGGCGATGACATTGGGGATGAGTTTATTCCGAATCCTGCAATTTTCAAAAAGCTGGCGAGCGGCAACCCAATCTCAGTTGAACGAAAGGGGGAAGATCCATTCGACTTTTCAAACTATGCAAAACTTTTATTTTCAGCGAACAATATTCCGAGAATCAAAGATAAATCTGGGGCTGTCATTTCTCGATTAGTGATTATTCCATTTGACGCTCGATTTTCTCCTGACGATCCCGATTATGATCCTTATATCAAATATAAGCTCATTCAGGATGAGCCCATGCAGTATCTCATCAATATCGGAATCGAAGGTTTGAAACGAGTTTTGAAGAATCGCAGATTTACTACATCTGCAAAGGTAGAAACTGCGCTTGCAGAGTATGAGGAAAACAACAATCCTATTCTTCTATTCTTCAAGGAAGAAATCAAAATTGAGAATGAACCTACTAATCTTATTTATCAGAGGTACACGGAATTCTGCTTAGCAAATAGCTTCAGTCCCATGAGCAATATTGAATTTTCTAAGCAAGTCAAAAAACACTTGAACTTCGATATTGTTGACAAAACCATCAGAGGCAAAAAATACAGAATCTTCGTCAAGAAGGAGAATTGATATGCGAATTATGCTCGAAGGTTGCGACGGCACTGGAAAAACCACACTTGCCAGGCTGCTCGCTGATAAGTACAAGCTCGATTTCTGCCACTGCACGCAGAACGATCCGACAGACTGTGAATTTTATATACAGACGGCCAGAAAAAATAATATTATTTGGGACCGTCATACTATCGGCGAATTGATTTATCCTGAAGTTTTTAATAGACCGAAAACATTGACTATTGAAGAGGCATGGTCCATTATTCGTGTTGCAAAACGGTATGGCACAAAAATATTCATATTGACTGCCGATATTGATGATATCAGAAAACGACTGATTGATAGAGGTACTGAAGATCCGCGGGTCTTAAATAAACTTGAATGGATTGACGAGAGATTCAGATATTATGCTATGTCATTCGATTTGCCTTTAATTGATACGACAAAGATGACTCTGGAAGACATTTTTGAGCTTGTAGAAAAAGAAGAACCACCATCTAAATTTATTCATTAAAAAAGGAACAAAATCATGAGTATTTTAGATTATGCATCCCCATTTGCAGAGGCAATTGGTATTACATTCAATAAGGAGGAAAAAGTTATGGCAAAGAAAAAAGAAATTTACAACAAAACCCAATTAACCCCTCAACAGGAATTTGAGCGTCACATTTATCACCGTGACCAATTTGCACACTACCTTCGCTGGACGCATGTTTTGAAGAATGCGAAAATCGGCCAAACGATTCTTGATTTTGGCTGCGGTACCGGTGAAATGCTTGAAGTCTTCTACCGGAACAAATATCGTCCCAAACAGTATTTGGGGCTGGATATTCGCAAGCAGACTATCGACGACAACAATGCCAAGTTTGGAAAGCTCGATTTCGCCGAATTTCGTCAATGCGATCTTTGCCAGGACGAGCTTGACCTTGGTCAGACGTTCGACATCATCACTTGCTTTGAAGTGATTGAGCATATTGGCCATGAGAACGCAGACGCATTCCTTGATAATATTGCTTATCATTGCGACGCAAATACGACCGTCTATTTGTCTACTCCTAATTATGATCCGCAAGTCGGAGCAGCAAACAATCATCTTTTGGGCCCAGACAAAGAGGTTGGGGAATGGGACCATTTTGAATTGCAAGAAAAACTCTCTGAGTATTTTGTTATTGAAAAGAAATATGGAACCTTTGCATCGATGAAAGATTATAAGCAGGATCTTACTGGATGGAGAAAAGAGATGTTCGAAGCTTTGAAAGATTATTATGACACGAATCTCATAGCCAACATTATGGCTCCGCTTGTTCCGGCTGAACATGCTCGCAATTGTCTGTGGGTACTCAAAGTCAAGGAGGATTGAAATGGAGGTTGCAATTAAACTGCCGGATAATTGGGTTGATGAAGTCATTGAACGTCTGAAAGAAGATGGAACACTCTCGCCTGTTGTACGGTGCAAAGACTGCATTCATCTTGGATTCAAAGATTTTTCAGGCATATGCGAAGGCGGTCCAATGTGTGGAATAGTTACTCCTGATGACTATTGCAGTCACGGTGTCAGAAAGGATGGTAAATGATGGGCAGAATCAGCACGAATATAGATGATATCTATTTGACTGTAGCAAAAGATTTGCTCAAGCCAGGAACCCAAAAGGTTGGAGATACGCGAGAATTAAACAATGTGAAGCTCGTCTTGAAAGACATTACTAACAACATTGTGAGCATCAGGGGAATTTCTCCGTCATATCTCTTTGGGGAATTGTTGTGGTATTTCAGTGGGGACAACTCTCTTGATTTTATTTCAAAATTCTCATCGTTCTGGAATCATATTTCGGATGATGGAAAGACGTGCAACAGTGCCTACGGATATTTGATCCAGAGAAAACATGGCTTTGATCAAATGGAGAAGGTATTGACTATCCTGCAAAACGATCCGAACAGCAGACGGGCAAAAATCAATATCAATTTTCCGAATGAAAAAGTCGACACCACGAAAGACGAGCCATGCACAATGAGTCTACATTTTATGATTCGTCAGAACAAGCTGGACTGCACGGCAATCATGAGGAGCAATGACATTTGGTTTGGGCTCCCTTATGACGTTGCATTTTTCACGGAATTGCAAAAATATATAGCAGATAGGCTTGGAATAGGATATGGCACGTATACGCACTTTGCTGTGAGTCTGCACGTCTATGAGCGCGACATTGATAAGCTGTCGAAAATAGTTGAAAATCCGGTAAGCAAGCCGATCGTTTTTGACAGGTCTGGATTCTACAGTAATTTGAGTAAATTGTATGAGGTTGCGATGAATGGAAAAGACGAATTGATGCGCGTGCTCGATTGGGTCAACATTTATCGTGAGGAAAAGGAGAAAAATGATGAAAATTAAGGTCATTGATTTCGGTTACGAAAAGCTGCCTTTCAGAGCCCATAACAATGATGCAGGAGCGGATGTGCACGCTTGTTTTCATGAAAATGTGACAAGTGTGGTTATTGCGCCAGGCGACACGCGAAAGATTCCTCTGGGGTTGGGGTTGTGCTTGCCTGATGGATATGCTGCCTATGTATTTCCTCGGAGCGGTCTGAGCAGTCAGGGAATCACCTGCGAGCTTCCTCCTATCGATTCTGGTTATCGTGGAGAGATTCATGCGATTGTTCACAATGGCAGCAATAAGTCATTCAAGGTCTCTAAAGGCGATAGAATCGGGCAGCTCGTTATCACGCCAATCGTGATTGCTGATTTCGTGACAGATGTTGGAGAAGAACGCGGAACTGACGCATTTGGATCAACGGGCACCTGAAAAAGTCAAGATGAAAAGTCAAGATGAATTTCTTGACTTTTCATCGAAAACTGACTGAAATGATTCTTTTGGAGTGAGAGTTGCGAAAAAAGTCAAGATAAAGTCAAGATAAAGTCAAGATGACTGATTTCATCTTGACTTGCCAGAAAGTATTGATTTTATTATACTTTTTTGATCTAAAAGTCAAGAAGTCAAGATGAATGTTCAAGTCTTTTATAATTAGAAAAATCATTGAAAATTTTTGAT